CTGCCATTTGTTCTTTATTACCTAAATCAAACCCCGCAAAACCATTACCAAAATCACCTGAAGAAAAACCCAACACTTCGCAAAACTTTGGCGAGTAATAAACTTCATTGATTGCATAATCCCATATCCAAAAACCACCACTTGCAATGTTGTCTGCTTCAGCTTTAAGCATCATTTCGCCCAACTCTATAACATTATTAGCCTTGCTATCAAATAAAGCAACACCTAACTTTAACACTATCTTTTGATGTATAACACTCATTACTTTTTTTCTGATTGTTGTTGATGCTTTCTAATTTCCTTAGCCATTTCTGCAATGAAAGGATGTACACCGTCTGGCATAAATGTTTCTAAGTAAGCCAATAAAGTAACTATATGTGTATTAGTTTGCACTAACTCCAATCTTAAATCAACACAAGTATTTTTAAAATGTTCTGCTAATTCAGAAAGTTCTTTAATCTGTTCATCTTTCTTTTTTATAGTTTCTTCAATAGACATTTCCTTATGCTTTTTTTGCCCTAAAACAAAGTCGAGTATCTTTTGAAATACACCAGCTTTGCCAAACAAAAAAGCAATAACAGTCGTTGAAGCCATAGCTACTATGGTAGTATTATCCATTTTATAATTTGATGTTTATAAGTTACTTAAATTTTACTTTCAAATAATTACCAATAATTATTATTAAGTGAATAGCAGAACCATCCCAATTGTCATACTCTTCTTGCTTTAAGGTGTAGCTGTTAAATACTATATTTTTTTCTGCATTAAGCAAAACCCAATTGGCAACACAATTCCCTTTCATATCGTCTTTGTAATCAAAGACACCTAAATAAGTAATAGTATCAACAGTTGCAGGTATTCCGCTGCTATAATATATAGGCGTAATTTTAGCAGCAATACATCTTGTAATGCTTGTATCTACTATTTGAGAATTTGCTTTAAATGAAGCCAAAAAGCATAAGGCTATTATTGTTTTTTTCATATATTAATTTATAATTTGCCACGCTACAATTGAGGCATCTAATACATTTGTTGATGTTATTACAAAAGATGTTCCTGCTGTTTTTGCTGAAATATATGGAGTGCCACAAGTGCTACAACTTTGCAAAGTCAACATTATGATACTATTAGCGGTTACCGCCGTTGTTGGAATAGTGCCACTTGTGCCACCAGATAATGTAACAGTTCCAACACTTGCATTTGTTCCTGTTGCAATCTTCAACTTATTTCCTGCTGTGGTTAGGTTTAAGTTACCATTTATTTGTAACCTATCTACTGTGTTGTCGGTAAATGTTCCGCCATTTTGTAAAAGTAAATTACCACCAGTAAATCTTGCTACTTCTGTTGTATTGTTATAAATATCTGTCCAACCACCACTAAGGAAAGTACCAAGCCTAAGTTCACCCGTATTATTAAATCTAAGTCCAGCGGAAAACCCAGTTTGGAACGTATTAGAAAAATATAAGTTACTCCAACCACTACTTGCTGTTCTATTTATAAACAATGATGGCTCATTATTACTATTTGAATAGGCATTTGGGCTATTAAAATCACCAAATATTAAACTAGCAGTTCCTATTGAAACATCTAAGGCTCTGCTTTGGTTTGTAAAGTTACCTGAATTAGTAAGTGTTTGAGCAACCTTTAATCCATAATGTATTTGACTATTAGCAGTCGTTGTATTGGTAGGTGTCATTGAAACTCCTATTGAACTTGCACCACTAACAGAAGGATTGAAAGTATTAAATCCAGTCCAAGTGTAGTTTCTAGTAGTATCTAACCCTATTGTCCCAGTTGATGTTATTGGTGAAGTTCCCGTAATACCCCTACCTAATGTTAGGCTTGTTACTGTTCCATTAGTGCTTGAAGTACCTGCACCAATAGCAGTTCTAAAAGCAGTTGAATCTAAAGTTGATACTGTATTATCCGCATTAATTTGTGTGAATCTTTTGGCAGATGGATTTGTAAGAGTAAAAAAATTATCCCCTACTGTTGTTGAACCTAAATTAGTCCTTGCTGCTGATGCTGTATTTGCTCCTGTACCGCCTCTATTTAAAGCTACATTGACACCATTCCAAGTTGCAGAAGTAACTGAACCTGTATAATCAAAAGTGTTTGTACTCCAGTTTACATTTGATGGAGCTTGTGAGTGTGCGTCCCAACTACCAGCGGCTATAGAATTATCAATTAACTCAATAATTATATTACCTCCTGATGGTACTGATTTTACTAAGGTATTAGAATTATTATTTACCAAAATTGCTCCACTACTTTGATTATTATTAAAATTAAATAATGTTCCATTTGGTAAAGTAGTAGCATCTGGTAGTTTAATTGTTTGTCCACCACTACCTGTAACTAAATAAGATGGTGTCGAATTAACTGTTAATACTATTTGAGTTCCTGATGCAGCTACTGAACTAAATCCATCAAAAAAGTTGTTTGCACTTACATTATTACTACCATAACTACTATAAGGAACATAAGTGCTATTATCAACACTACCATTTGCTTTTAAAAATTGGCTTGATGTGCCACCAGTTCTTTTAAAAGATGCAGCAATAATACTATCGGTTGTAGTCTTACCATTAGTTGTTACATCTTGCAAAGTTAATGCAGGTGAATTAGCTGCAATAGCACTATCAACTTGATTCTTGCGATAATACCTAACTAAAAAAGAAGTGTCTGTGCTACCAATTGAACCCCATTTTAAACCACTCCAAGCAAAACAAGTTGCACCTATCTGAGCTATACCTAGCTTATTGTTAGTGGTATCAGTTGGAAGTATTAACCCACCTCTAAACTTGCCACGTTGCCAGTTCCACCCATAATCAACCGATTTAAAATATTTAGTTGTGTCCTGCCCAAAGGCAACACCCCAACACATCAATAAAATTAATACTATTCTCATACTTTATTTCTATTTAATATTTGTAATACTTGCTCAGGTTGCAATTCATAATCAAATGTAATTTGCCCCGTTGCATCATTGAATGAGTACATTGTAGGGTCCAGTAGTTTGTCGCCTTGAAATACGCTTAAAATACCTCTATTGATTAACGCTGTAATAGTAACACTATAACCCTCTAAACCGCTGCAAGTATACACAGTATTAGCAATATATTTTGCATCATACCACATAGGAACTCCGCTGCTATCTGTTGGACTTTCAAAGGTAATATTTTGTGCAGGTACTTGACAACGATTTGAACCATAAGAAGTGGCAATCTGAACATCTAAACTTACACCGGCTGCCATATCTTGCAGCTTGTATTTGCTTATGTCAAAGTTGTTATCCATTGAAATAAACCAATCATTTTGGTAGTCGCTAAAATTAAGCATTGCCATATAGTCTTGAGCAATCGAAGCTAAATCACTTTTAACTTCAAATTCATTATTATTACTATCAGTTGCAATATCCATCAAATCCAAAAAGTGAAAAGTAAAATTAAAGTAAGTCATCTTATCAGTCTTACTAATTTTGCCAGTTGGTTTTAATTCAACAAAACAAGCAGGATAACTAACTTCACCATTAGCTAAAAACTCTTCAAAGTCACCAATAAAGAAATGCTTAATTTGATAGTGGCTTTGTGCTAATGTTTGCAGCCGGTATATTATTTGCTTTAATGTTAGTGGTGTCATTTTTTTGTTTTGCTAAGTAAACTTTTAACTTTTCAATCGTTTTCTTTGAAATTCCTTTGCTCATATTATGGGTTATAATTTGGATAAGGTAAAATGTTCGCCCTGGTCTTTTGGTTACTTCTTAATGAGTAACTATCTTTAGGGTAATCGTTTTCATCACCTAAATAAATAGGGCAAGTATAAGAAGTCTTATCAGGGAATACAGTATCGATACCACCGTTGACACTTCTATATTCAGGATAAGAACCACCGTTTTGTATTAGGTACAATCTCGCACGTTTCATATAATGTTCCGCACGTTGCTTATACTTTGATTTTAAAGTGTTAATTTCTGCAAGTGATGGATTAGATGTCTTGTCTGCATTGGTGCTTGTAACGCCAGTATTCCATACTTGATAATTAATGCTGCCAACTACTTCGCTAACTACCAACCAACACATCGCATCGAGCAAATATGAATCTACTAAAGTTTTGTAAACTCCGGCCAAAGTATTTGCTGCAATATCACTTTGTAATTTAGTGAATAATTGACTACCTAACATTGGCATCATTACCATATCTTGAATAGTTTTAATTTCAGGATAAATAAGCTTGTCATCTATGTTCGTATGTAATGCTGTTCTATCTTTAACAACGCTAGGCATTACAAGTAAAGTATTAGCACTCATATTATTTGTTTTTCTTAATTACTGCATTAGCAACCCATTCGTGACGGCAATGTGGCTCTATTGTACCATTATTATTCCAAAATCCTCCGGCCGCCTTAAACACATTATATCCTAATCTTTGCGAAATGTTTTGTATATCTTTTCTGCTCCACATTCTGCTGCTTGAAAGTCCTACCATCTTTTTGCAGAAAGGTCTTGATGTTGGCAAAATATCCGCACCTGCTACATCTTTTCTTTTTTCGTAAGTGTAAAAAACTTCAATTTTAGGTAACTCAAATTTAGGAGTTTTAACAATTACTTTCACTATACCATTTGCAGCACGTTCTATTATTTTGTACTCAATAAACTTTTTTAAAATATCGTCTATAACCTCAATAGGCTGCATTGTAGCTTGTGCAATCTCTTCATTGCTTAACTTATTATTGTTTTGTAATAAGTCTTTAATTTGCTGCTCTAAATCGTTTAATTCAATAGCAGCATCAAAGGCAAGTTGAATATCAAAACTATCATCATCAAAATAAGATGTTGATTTAATAAAGTTATAGCCACTACGTTCGCTGCCAAATTCTAAAAAAGCTAAATCAATATCCTTTTCATCACTTGAAAACTTAGTATCTAAAGTAGTTGGGTTTTCATCAACTCCTAAATAATTATTTATATCTTCATCGGTAAATCCAAAACCTTTTAGTTGTATTGCAGCTTGTGCTTTGCTTAACTTACCTTGATTAAATAATCTGCTAATTCTTAATAATGCTTGTTGTTGTCGGCCAGTAATGTTTACAAGTGTATCATTAGTCAATGCAGTTGGTGTAGTTGCTACTATTGCAGTAGGTGTACTAGGTGCAACACCATATTTGCTGCCATCAATTCCCAACTTTTCAAACACCCAATCTTTTGGCAACATATCTTTAAAATCAACTGGATTGATGTCAACCCCTACCGGCTCAATGTCTTTAATCTTAAACTTAGCAACTACACCATTGCAAGATGCAAAGTAAGAAAGTAAATCCTCAAATTGTTTCTGTTTTGCAGTTGCATAAGTGTTCTTAAAAGTATCAAATGCTATCTTTAATTCTGTTGCACTTCCTAACTTACCCTCTTGTTGTATGCCAAATAATAATGGATGTGAAACACTATGACCGGCAAAAATATTTTGAGTAATTAAATTATCTATTCGGCTAAAATCTTCTTTTGTCAAATCACTTGCTCCCAAATCATTTACTTCAGGTGCTTGCGTTTTGTCATCATTAAAGGTTATCATTACAGTTTCACCCTCACCACCTGTAAACTTATTCTTAACCCTTTGCTCAATATCTCTTTTAGCAGTTTCATCTGCCGGCTGACCATTGAAAAAACTAATCATTTTACTAGCACTAAATCCAGTCATTGCCTTAGTCAAAGTTGCTTTGCTTACTTCTATATCGCTTTCAATCCAATTACAACAAGCTACCCAACTAGGTAAAGGATAAACTTTAACTCCCGGACGATATTCTTTGAAATAAAATATAGTTGCCTTGTCTGTTATTGTTGGGTTAAATGCATCGAAGTTTTGCACTTGCTCCGCATAGTTTCTCCAATCTTCTTTGTACTCGAATCTACTATTATTATAATCAGTTCTTACATTATTAAATGTTAAGTTAAACCAATTAAAACCACCGCCTCTTTTTGGTATTGCTTGCAATGCAAAACCTCCGAAAATTTCAGTATCTAAAATTGCGTTCTTAGCCACTTTATTCCAGTCATCACCGAAATCATTTGCACTTGCTAAGAATGATAATGCAGCCGTATTTGTTGCATCAACTGGCATAAACCCATTGCCGAATATGTAAACTACTTTACCATTAATAATAGCACTATGCTTAGATGACTTATTAAATAGGTTAATTAAATAATCTCCATAATCATCTTTACTGCCATACTTTACTATGCCATTTGTTATTGGTTTTTTGAAAATAGGAATAACGCTATCAGCAAAATTAAATTTACGTTTAACAAATTCTATTTCAGTAGTATTTTTTATCTTAGCCATTGTAACCTTTGTAAGTTGTTGTAGGCTGATAGCCTGTGAATATATCCGATGCTGTTTGCTTTAAAACCATTTTACCACATTCAACTAAATTAAGTCCAGTAGTATTAGTATTTGTGCTGCTTGCTTGTTCGTAAACATAGTATTGATATTGCCCTGCTTCCGCCCCTGCAAAGATAGTTGAACTATTAAAAGTAAATGAGTTAAATCTATTTTTAAAATTACTTGCGTCATCGGCTGAATTTACAATCTTAGTAACTGTATATTCAGGAGTAGTTGACTTGAATACAAACAAATAATAAGGGTTATTTAATGTCCTACTTTCCTCAAGTGTTACTATCACAATATCGGAGGTGCTATTTTTTGAAAGTATAATCATATAAAAAAAGCGTGGCGTTATTATTCGCCACGCCTTATTAAAATTCTAAAATATTTAATTACTATGCTCCTACTGTTCCAAGTGCCGCAAATGAAGTTGAATCAACTTTCAATGCAAATACTTTCTCCTCGCCTACAAGTGTAATCTCATAACCGTTACGGTCGCCTAACTTAACACCAGTCTTTGCATCTGCTTGAGTTGCTTTCATTCCAAAATCAACTCCATAAATCCAAGGAGTGCCATTGTTATCAACTGCAACGGCAACTAATAAATTTTGGAACAATAACTCTAACTCATTACGCAATGAAACTGACAATTTGTTGATAGGAAACTTAATAGTTTGAGTAACCATATTAGTTCCATTCTCTCTACTTCCTGCTTTGCTTTCAGTAACGTCAGCTGTTTGATGAATAAGCTCATACTTCCAGAACTTTTTGCCTACTGCCTTAGTTATAGTAGTTGTAATTCCTGCAGTTGCTGCAACTGTTACATTTGCTTTTTCAATGAAGTATAATTCTTTGACACCGCCAAAGCTATCATTGCAATCTAAGGAATAATTTTGTGTTAATACACACGCCATAATATTTATAATTATGGGGAATTGTTACACTCCCCGATTATTTAATTCGATTAACCTACGTAAAGAACGTTGAACTTTTGATTTACCACGTGAGCTGCAATTGTCATATTGTTCTTGATAAACATATCCTCTCTGTTCAAAGCTATCTTATCAAGTTGTACTTTGTTGATGTCACTTTGTAAATCAGTACACCAAATCAAGTGTGATTTTAAAGCACATATAACAACGTTTTCAGGAACCGGAACAAACACAATCATTAAACCATTGAAATAAAAGCTATCCATATTAGGGCTAATATCAAATGGCTTTTTGTAATCAGTAGTTACGTTGTTAGCTTGTATCAACATTTGCTTATGGCTCTTCGGAGCGTATATCATAGGCATTTCAGAACCAGTTAAAACAACCGCTGGAATAGCTGCATACACCTTATCATATTCTGCCTTGATATTGCTTGCTGATACAGTTGTTCCTGCCACTTTAATTCTTGTTCCTACACCTGCTGTAAGTGTAGCATTAGAACTATTGTAAATCATTTTAACTATAATGCCGTCTGTTTGTGAAGTTGTTAAAGCTGCAACCGCTGTTTTTTCTGCTGCACCTACTGAAGTGTTTGCAGTACCGGCTGTTAAAGCTGCAACCGCTGTTTTTGTTGCACTTGTAGCACCTTGCCAAAACTCTTTCTCGATAGCATTAGAAACTTGTTGAGCGTATAACCCACCAATAACTACTCTTTCAAATTCGTTACTAAATATCTCCCAAGCACCCGGTTTTAAGTCTCTTTTGAAACGTGAAAAGCGAATAGTGTTAGGATCAAACTCTTGATAAAATTGTGTTTTAACTGGTGTAAC